GAAGTAAAGGAGAAACGCTATGGAGAGTATACTAACATCAATTAAAAAAATGCTTGGAATTGCGGAAGAGTATACACACTTCGATGCGGACCTTATTATGCACATCAATTCTGTATTTGCAATCCTAACCCAAATTGGTGTTGGTCCCTCTGAAGGTTTCTCGATCGAAGATGATACCAATGTATGGACTGACTTTATCCAGGATAATAAAAAATTAGAAAGCGTAAAGTCTTATACATACATGAAGGTTAAACTATTATTCGATCCTCCTCTTAGCTCTTCCGTAATCGAATCTATGAACCGAATTATTTCAGAGCTTGAATGGAGAATTCAAGTTGCTGCTGATCCGGTAGATTCTAATTAGGAGGTGATCCAAAATGAGTAATACGTTAGTACATTACGGCATTCTTGGTATGAAGTGGGGTATTCGAAGAACTCCTGAACAGCTCGCGAGAGCTAGAAGACGTTCTATGACCGATGAGTCGCATGAAGATTACAAGAAAACCCACACACCAAAGAGTATTAAATCTATGAGTGACGCCGAGCTTCGTAATCGATTAAATCGTCTTCAGATGGAACGACAGTATTCTCAATTATCCGAAAGCAGCGTTAGTAAAGGTAAAGAGTATGCGCAAAAAGTTTTCAAAGCTGGTACTACCGTAGCGGCTGTTACTACTACTGCTCTTACTATTTATAATAATGCTGGTAAAATCAAGGCCATTATTGAAAAAAAAGGATAAGGAGAATCGATTATGGCGTTATCGAACACTGCCGTTCCAAAATATTACGGCATGTTTAGAGATGCCGTTATTCGAGGGGAAATTCCTGTATGTAAAGAAATCTCTATGGAGATGAATCGCATCGATGATCTCATTGCTAATCCCGGAGTTTACTATGATGACCAAGCAGTTGAAGGTTGGATTAATTATTGCGAGTGCGAATTAACCTTAACCGATGGCGGAGACTTACACTTGTTAGATAGTTTTAAGTTATGGGGCGAACAAGTTTTTGGTTGGTATTACTTTGTTGAAAGAAGCGTTTACGAACCAAATCCAGATGGACACGGTGGACGATACGTAAAGAAGACCATTAAGAAACGCCTAATTAATAAGCAGTATCTTATTGTTGGAAGAGGCGCGGCTAAATCTTTATACGACTCTTGTATGCAATCATATTTTCTCAATGTCGATACAACCACTACTCATCAGATCACAACTGCCCCGACAATGAAACAAGCAGAAGAAGTGATGGGTCCTATTCGTACAGCTATAACTCGATCAAGAGGTCCTCTGTTTAAATTTCTAACAGAAGGCTCATTACAAAATACCACTGGATCTAAAGCTAACCGAGTGAAGTTAGCCTCCACAAAGAAAGGTATTGAAAATTTCCTTACCGGTTCCTTGATAGAGATACGTCCGATGTCTATTTCTAAACTTCAGGGATTAAGACCAAAAGTAGCCACTATTGATGAATGGCTTTCAGGAGATATACGAGAAGACGTTGTCGGTGCAATCGAGCAGGGTGCTTCTAAAGTTGACGATTATCTAATCATTGCGACTAGTTCAGAGGGTACGGTTCGTAACGGAAGCGGTGATACAATCAAAATGGAGTTGATGGACATTCTCAAAGGAGACTACATTAATCCACATGTTTCTATTTGGTGGTATAAACTCGATTCGATCGATGAAGTCTCTGATCCACGAATGTGGGTCAAGGCTAATCCCAATCTTGGAAAGACCGTCAGCTATGAAACTTACCAATTGGATGTTGAAAGAGCTGAAAAGGCTCCGGCTGCTAGAAATGATATTCTTGCCAAACGTTTTGGTCTTCCTATGGAGGGATATACTTACTTCTTTACTTATGAGGAGACATTGCCTCATAGAAAGAGAGATTATTGGCAAATGCCATGCGCTCTAGGAGCAGATCTTTCTCAAGGAGACGATTTCTGTTCGTTTACATTTTTATTTCCATTATCAAATGGTTGCTTTGGTGTAAAAACTCGAAACTA